GAAGCAGAATCATTTGAGGCAGGTGAGAATGTATTCTTACTAGGTGAAGATGATGAGAAGGTTGCTGCTCCTGTTGGAGAGCATGAGTTAGAAGATGGTCGCATTCTCGTTATTGTTGAGGAAGGTGTGATTGCTGAGATTCGTGAAGCAGGTGAAGAAGTTGCTGAGGAAGTAGTAGAGGAAGAAGCTACAGAGGAAGTTATGGAAGAGCAGGAAATGGCTTATGTAACTAAGGAAGAGTTTGGTGCTGCTATTGATGAGTTAAAGGAAATGATCGCAGGTATGATGCCTAAGGAAGAGCAATCTGCTGATGAAGTTTCTGAAGAAGTTGAAATGAGTACAGAGGAGGTAGAGATGAGTGCTGATGAAGCACCTGCTGCTAAGAAAGTAGCTGCTGCACCTGTAGATAAGAAACCAGATATGGTGAAGTTCAGCAACAAGGCTGGTGCTACAACCTTATCTCGTGTAATGAGTAAATTATCCTAATTTAAATAAAGAAGAAAAATGGCTACAACCACTTCAATTACTACCACATATGCTGGTGAATTTGCAGGGAAATATGTTTCTGCTGCATTATTGAGTGCCGACACTATTGAAGGTGGCGGTATTACTATTAAACCAAATGTCAAGTACAAAGAGGTTTTAAAGACAATGAACTTAGATGCTATCACTAAAGATGCAACTTGTGATTTCTCTGATACTTCTACACTTACTTTGGCTGAGAAGGTTCTTACTCCGAAGGAGATGCAAGTGAACCTAGAATTGTGTAAATCTGACTTTGTATCGGATTGGGAAGCGATCTCTATGGGTTATTCTGCATTCAGTGAGTTACCTGCTAACTTCGCTGATTACCTAATCGGTTATGTTGCTGCTAAAGTAGCTGCAAAGAATGAGACTAACATCTGGGCAGGTGCTGATGCTAGTGAGGGTGAGTTTGATGGCTTCACTGCTCTATTGGCTGCTGATGGTGATGTAGTAGATGTAACAGGTACTTCAGTTACTGCTGCTAATGTTATTGATGAGTTGGGTAAAGTAGTTGATGCTATCCCTGCTGCATTGTACGGAAAAGAAGATCTTTACATCTATGTATCTCAGCATATCGCTCGTGCTTATGTTCGTGCTTTAGGTGGGTTCGGTGCTAATGGCTTAGGAGGCAATGGTGTTGCTTCTAATGGTACTACTTGGTACAACGGAGGCGATCTAGCCTTTGATGGTGTTAAGTTGTTTGTTGCTTCTGGTATGCCTACTAATGATATGGTAGCTGCACAAAAATCTAACTTGTTCTTCGGTACAGGTTTGTTGAGCGACCACCAAGAAGTGAAATTACTAGACATGGCTGATCTTGATGGATCACAAAATGTTCGTGTAGTAATGCGCTTTACGGCAGGTGTTCAGATTGGTATCGGTGCCGACATCGTATACTATACTTAATAGTTGATTGATTAATCTAAAAGGGGCAGGTAGGCTAGTGCTTGTCTGCCCTTTTTTTTATACTTATATAATATGGCGTGTGCTTTAACAAAAGGAAGAAACGAACCCTGTAAGGATGTAGTAGGTGGTATCACTGCCGTTTACTTTGCTGACTTCGGGACATTAGGTGCGATCACCTATGATGGAACAGATACGGATGTGATTGATTCATTTGGAGGAACTCCAGATTGGTTTAAGTTTGAAGTAAAAGGAAACTCTAGCTTTGAGCAGACAATTACTTCATCTCGTGAGAATGGAACAACCTTCTATGATCAGGTATTGAATCTTACATTCAAGAAGATGACTAAGCAAACTCACAATGAGTTAAAATTATTGGCTTATGCAAGACCTCATGTAGTGGTAGAAGATAACAACGGCAACAAGTTCCTTATGGGATTAGATTATGGTGCTGATGTTAATGGTGGTACAATCGCTACAGGTGCTGCGATGGGTGATATGTCTGGATATACTTTGACATTCAATGGTCAGGAGAAGATTCCTGCTAACTTCGTAGATGCTACGATTACTGCTGATGCTTCAACTATTAGTGATATCTAAGATCAGATCCTGATAGAATCAAAAAAGCCCTTCCATTACGGAGGGGCTTCTTTTTTGGTAGCAAGGCTACCTAAGAGAGATGAACAGGGCAAATATAACCATTATATTCCTTTTGGGTTTTATAATTAGATGATTATTGTAGAAGAAAATACAACTCCACAGATAACTATGTATCTCAGGGACTTTGCAACAGAGTCTTTTGAGATGGAAATTATCTCTGAGGGTGAAAGAAAGGAGAAGGTAGATACGGCAATATCTGGATCATATAATGATTTCAGAAAGGTTCTAACCTTCTCTTATGATGTTTCGGCTTTATCGGCAGAGGCTTTTTATGTGATCAAGATTTGGGAAGTGGGGAAAATCAAACTACTTTCACAAGATAAGATGTATATCATTCCTTCAGGATCTAGTGTAGCTACTTACCAACCAAAGCTATCTACAACAGACAAAACGATGGATAACGAGTTTAAGATTTATGGAGAGTAATTTCAAGTTTGTTCAATTATCTAGTTATACTAGCCCTGTTGTAAGTGAGAATGCTAGAAAGGGATGGGTAGAGTATGGAGATAACAATGATTATTTTCAATACTTGATAGATCGTTACAATGGATCTCCTACGAATAATGCAGTAACCTCTGGGATCATTGACATGATCTTTGGTCAGGGAATTGATGCTACAGATTCAGGTAAGAATCCAGAAGGATATCTTCAGTTAAAGAAACTCATTAAAGATGAGGAATTGAAGAAGGTAATCAATGATTACTATATGCTAGGCAATGGTGCTTTTCAGTTGATCTATAATCAGAATAAGAGTAAGATCGTTGAGGTATATCATATGCCTGTAGAATGTCTGAGAGCAGAGAAGTGTAATGATGAGGGAGAAGTTGAGGCATACTATTATGCTTATGATTGGGATGAGGTTAGAAGCAAGAAAGGTGTTGATCGCATTCCTGCTTTTGGCTTTGGCGAACAAGGAGATAAGGTTGAGATCTTATACTTCAGACCTTATCGCAGTGGTTCTTACTATTACTCTCCTGTTGATTATCAAGGTGCTTTACCTTATGCAGAATTAGAGGGTGAGGTAGCTAACTACCATATCAATAATATCAAGAACGGACTTGCGCCTTCTATGATAGTAAACTTTAATAACGGAGTGCCTCCTGAGGAGGAAAGAGATATCATAGAATCTCAGATCAAGCAGAAGTGGGGAGGAACATCTAATGCAGGGAAATTCATTCTAGCATTTAATGATAGTGCGGATACTGCTGCTTCTATTGAAGCTATTCAGTTATCTGATGCTCATAATCAATATCAGTTCTTATCTCAGGAGTCTCAGCAGAAGGTTCTAGTAGGTCATAGAATCACTTCTCCTATGTTATTTGGGGTTAAGGATCAGACAGGTCTAGGAAATAATGCTGATGAGATTAAAACGGCTTTCACCTTGTTTGATAATAGTGTGATCAGACCTAAGCAGAATCAGGTAATTAATGCTATTGATCAGATCCTAGCTTTCAACAATGTTGCTTTGAATCTTTACTTCAAGACTCTTGCTCCTTTGGAGTTCACAGATGTTGAGGATGTAACGGATCAGGAAGTGATTGAGGAAGAAACAGGAATCAAGATGGCTGCTGATCCAGAGTTCACGAAAGAGGATGAAAGAGAGTGGTTAGAATACCTTGCTGATAAGGGTGAGGATGTTAATGAAGAGGAATGGGAATTAACTGCGGTGCAGGATGTGGATGATCCAGATAATGAGGATCAGATCGTAGAAGCTATCACATCGGTTAGCATGGCGGCAGTTTCATCATATGGTGATGCTGAGGAGAGATCTTCAGGAGATGCAGGGATGTTTAAGATTCGCTATAGATATTCAGGCAATTTAAAAGATAACTCAAGAACATTCTGTGTTGAGATGGTTGGATTATCTGATTCAGGTAAGGTCTATAGAAAAGAGGATATCAATCAAATGAGTTTCTCTGGAGTTAATGGTCAATTCTCGCCTAAGGGGAGAAGCACATATTCTATCTTCAAGTATAAGGGAGGAGCATATTGTCATCACAAATGGGAGCGACTAATTTACACTAGAAAGAGATCAGGAGGTAAATTCTTACCTAAGAGCGAGACAGAGGCTTTAGAGAATGATAAGAGAGTAGCACCTTCACAGGCATCGGCAGCAGGTGTTCCTCAGAGTAAGATCAATCCTAAGGATTATGATATTGCAAATACTCGCCCTATTGATACACCGACCAGAGGAAAATTAAACTAATATGGCACAGGTACTATTTGTCAGCCCTGCTGATGTTATAAAGAGAACAGGAATTAACGGCAATGTTGATCGTGATCAGATGATTCAGTTCATTAAGATCGCTCAGGATATCCATATTCAAACTATTTTAGGAACTAAGCTATTCAATAAGATAGCAAGTGATATTAATGGCGATACTTTAACAGGAGACTATTTAAGCCTTTTCACGAACTATATTCAGGATATGGTAATCCACTATTCAGCGATAGAGATATTGCCTTATATCCACTTTAAAGTAGCAAATGGAGGCATCTATACTAAAGGATCTGAGAATGGAACGAATGTTACTAAGGAAGATCTGGATTATTTAGTTCAGAAGGAGAGAGATATTGCGGAGCATTATGCTCGTAGATTTGTAGATCACATGGCTTTCTACAACTCAAAATATCCAGAGTATAATACTTCATCTAATGATGATATGTACCCTAGTAAGAATCAGAACTTCAATGGATGGGTTTTATAATTAAGAATACTTACAAGCCTAAGCAGGAGAACATCCAGAAGCTAAAGAAGTATCTCATGAAAAAGAATAAGAAATGAGTTGGGGAGCAATATACGGAAGCACTTGGTGGGGTTCACAGAACTCTATCAACTTCAATGAGATTAGCTACTACATCTATGCAGTAGATGAGTTAAAGACACGAGCATTAGCTGATGGTGCTATTATGGAGGGCTTTGGATGTGCTGCTGAAGACATACGCATATTCCCACAAGCGGATAGAGGCAGACAATTGATGGATGCTTATGATACGAGAGTGGTAGCAGCAGGAGGTGATACTGAATCAAGAACCTGTACAATTAACGAACTAAACGATTTATTCTAATGAGTTTATATAAAGATGCAAGTTTGGTAATGATACCAAGTGCTTACAAAGATGGTAAGTTGTATAGTATTAGACCTACTGATGGTAGTGGGGACTTTACCTTTAGTAGGGGTTCAAATCTTGCTGCTACGAGGGTAGATGTTAATGGTCTTATTGAGAAGGGTAGAGAGAATCTCTT